ACGGCGTTGTTAGCTCACCGCTTAAATGTTAAAAGACGGCCCGCCCGTGTTAAAAAAGTTTAATATGATAAAAATATTTTACAGTTTCATGATGATAGTGTTAATTTCTTTAACAGATTTGATGCCTACCATAATGGAACTTGATATTGATAATCAATTACTTACGTTTTAATCTTCCTTTTATATATCCTAAGCTTATATAATAATCTAATTCATTTGGATATATTGTCTTTGTTATTTGTCCATTGTTTATAAATATGCGTCCTTTCTTTGCATCACTTAATTTCTTTATATATTCTTTATCTAAAGACTTGTGTTTAATTGATTCGCTTATTTTATGTTTTTGCTCTTCAGATAAATGTGTGCCTTTGTTATATGGTGCTACACCTATATGTGATTCAATTAATTTTCTTTTTTGTTCTTCGGATAAAGGTTTACCTTTGCGTGCTTCACCTATTTTCTTTTTATGTTCTTCAGACAATTGTCTACCTTTACCTGCTTCACTTATTTTTCTTCTATATTCTTCAGAAAAAAATTTGTCTTTATTATGTAATGATGCATGTTCTGAATGTGTAAGAAAAATCAATTCACTTGCAGGACGATTATAATATAAATCTTTGTCTTTTAATTCTTGTTGTGATAGATTTAAATCTGTTTCAAGACGATGATGACAATCCCATGTCTGTGTTGTATCATTTATTGCTTGTTCGTAATTTTCAATTTGTGATATATCACCATTGCAATATTTGTTTATATGTTTTGGTATCATAATTGTTGTGTTTAGTATTTATGTTTCTCTTCTTTAATTTCTTTATATTTTGCACTATGACGTTCTCCATGTATCTGCATATGACAATCACGACAGACACTCATCAAATTCGTTTCATCAAGCAGCAATTGCCATCTGTCTGCATCTGTCTCACCTGACATGAATTCTTTGATATGATGCACTTCTTCTGCTTCGCGTGATATGCCATTGGCTAAACACTGTTCACATAATGGATGTGTTGTGATGTAATAGTTTCGCAATAATCCCCATTGACGTGAATGGTAATATCTGTATGATTGATTGCTGTGGCGTGAGCGTTTTGTTTTTTCTTTTCTCGGAGTTTTGTTGATATATGGCATAATGTATAAAAATCTTTTGTCTGTTGTAGTTAAATTACCTTTGAAGGATAATCCTACATGTTTTTATTTGTTAGGCTCTAATTGCCCTTAGAACCGCTTAGAAGCAGTGTTAATATTTGTTAACGAAATTCAACTATATCATCATTTGTATATGCATAATCGTGTATGTGTTCTTGCTTGCCATACAACAGCTCATCTATACGCTTGTTTAATCTTTTTATTTCCTGTTGTAATCTCGCATTCTCCTTTACTAATCTTTCTACTACTTGTATGTCTGTGTTCATTGTTGTTTTGATGTTTTTCTTTTAATATAGAAAACTATCTGATGTATATGGAATTTTAAATATTATTTAAAAGGTAACAGTTTTATCTGAAAAATTGTCATTAATATATGATATATTTTCAGATGATTTTGTTACCTTTTGAATATTATTTAATTTTTAAGTGTAATACATACACTATCATTTTGATTGTTTATCTTTGCGTACTTCATACCTTTCTAGCTTCTTATTATTCCATTTATATGTTGTTATTCGCGTATTCTTACCATTGATTTTTGTTTGTATAGTTGTTTTATCTAGATACATGACATGAACAAGCTTGATACCTTCCATAAAATTATCAATCAATCTATCGGTCACATTATTATAATTTGTGTCTAATGCTAGCTTTAATGTGCTATCATTTATCTTATCACATAATGAATCCCATATCGTCTGTGATATTTCATTCAATGCATCTTTAAACTCATTTTTGTTATCAGATGTCACACCAGTGTTAATATCAGAATATCTGTTATAAAATTCAGAATATTTGTTAGCTATGTCTTCCCATATACCTGCGCGTTTATAATTATTGACTATTTTTATTGCACGCATTGTTCTATCAATCATTGCCATGTTTATCTTATCATTGTTATAACTGTCAGAAATTAATCTGTACGTACCTAATCCAGTCAAATATTCACGGATATTCAGAAACATTCCAAACAATGTGTTTTTAGCATAATAAGTCTTAAATCCAACTTCATAATAGTCGATGTCAAACAATGAAGTTTTTGAATTATGCTTTGTTATTTCCAAATCTTCATATATAGAATCTTTGATTTTTATGATTGGATAATTATCTGTTGCCCATTCGTTGATAACATTCATAAATTCACTGACACCTGTTTGTTTTTCACGAGCACGGTGTTCTTTTGTGTCAATCCCCCTATGAGTGTTTTCAACATATTCCCAACTAGAATCCCATCCAATGTTTTTCATGTAATCATATACATTCATTGGATGTGATATGACTGATTTCATATCATTATAATAAACAAACACATTGAACATATCTTCATGTAATGTCAGATATTCTCCTTCGTCAGGAATTAAATAAGCAGGTATTCTGATAATTATTGGCACTGTTCTATACATACTGCGTATAATATCATTTTTAATATTCAGTAATGCACGACAACTTGTTGTAAACACAGGCTTTTTATTGTTAGCTTCATTGTTTGATATTACATAATATACTTCAAGATTTTGTTTTCTGTGCCTGTTTGCAAATTGCTCAACTTCAATACCTGAAAAATTACCACTAGATGATGCTCCACTTGGTATAATAGTGACAAATTCAGTTTTCCAGTCTTCCAAGTCAATTCCAACACTCATATATGATGATGTGCCAAGAATTTTAATATCACCAATAAGTTTTGTGTTCAGTATATATTGTTCAGTTTCTTCATCACTTTTGGGTTGGTTGAAATAATATGTCTTGTCTTTTGTTATTATTCCTTCTTCAATAAGAGACTCAACGAACGTATCAAACCAATTTTCACTATCAACAGGAATAAATACACGCTCATTTTTTGAAAGTGTTTCTTTGACTAATTGTCGCATATAACCATCAATTGATGTAGTCTGAATCATATGAAATTTTTTATCATACCGTTTATCTGCTTCAATCCGTATGATATTAAGATTATCAAAAACACATGTTTCACCAAATGGTGTTCCAGTCATGATGATTACCATTGTTTCAGGGTGTTCATTCTTTAGTTTTTTTAGGCATTCAACCGTTTCACCCATAATGTCATATCTATAGTTTGACAAACACAACAAATGACTTTCATCTAATATGATGTTTTTAAATGGCAAATCATCACATATATAGTTATGCATATATTTGTTTCTTGTCTTATACCATGTAATGAATTTGTTGGCTGAGCATACACTATCACTTGATATCTTGTCATCTGAAATGTAGTTGTTCTCCATATATTTTTCATATATGTTAGAATCAAATTTCTCTTCACTTCTGATTATAGAATTAAACAATTCTATGATTAATGTGTTTCCTTCTAATGACTGTGAGAATACTGTCTTACCCAATCCTGGTGCAGCAATCAAAAAATTTATGCTATCATTTGATAATAATTTCATTATGTCAGTCATCTTATCAGACAGATATTCATTTTTATTTAGCTTTATTATATTGCCAATATTAGTGTTTTCTTCTTGCTTATATTCAATCAATGGTATAGCACCAGTGTCACCAACGAGCTTAATAACATGTGACATATATGCAGCATCATGTGTGCCCTTCTTATAATACATCTTACATCTCTTATATTCATGATAGAAATGTGTTTCATCATTATCAAAGAAGTCATTACAATGTCCCAATAACAGCTTCTTACACACCTGATAGCATAACGACTGTCGGTTGTTTACTTCTTCTTCAATTTTTGAATATTCACATTTAAGTGCGGATATGATGTGAAATCCTTCTTCATGCCCAAAATATTTCTTATATTTTATATATTGTGATTTATTAATGTCTATGTCATCAATTGTGTTGACTGTCTTATAAGCATTGATTGTCCGGCGTATTTCATCATCTGTTGCTTCATTGTTTTCATCTGTCTTTACTTGAAACAAGAAATCTTTATATTCTGGCTTGTATAATGCTTCTAATTCATCCCAGAAATATGTGTTTCCATTATATGCATGTTGTTTGTGTGAGCTGCCCCATAATCCCTGAAACATATCAATTGATACAGGGTCAATCGGTGATTTGTCTTTTTCTAATGGTATGTCATATCCTTTTGCTTTCAAAGCTTTATAAATCATCAATATAATAACAACACCAACACGCTCAAACACATATGCATTTGTTATACTGTCTTCAAATACATAAAACAAATGTACGCTATTACCTACCTTTTTTCTTTCAGTTTCTTTATGTGCTGAAAAAGACTCCATCCAAAAAGTAGGAGATATATCTATATCATATCCATTCTCGTTAAATTTTAGATTAGACAACAGTTCAGCTGACCATTCAGGCATTTCATTTTGTTCATAATGTTTATTGATTACATCACCATTCGGTTTAGTTACTTTGAATTTATAATCAAAGTCAATACACATCAATTGCGTCTGTTTTAGTAGCTGTTTCTTGAATGTATAACTCTTACTACCAGTTGTTGATGGACTCGCTCCACACTCATGATGTACAAAATGTCCATTTGCTAATTTCTTGTATAATGTCTCAATATCAATATCAACAAGTCTATAGCTATTAAGTGATTTTATTATACCTGCGTTTTTATCTGGCTTTACATCATATCCCTGTTTTGACAAATATATCTTAATCTTCATTATTCATAAAAAATATATTTGTGTTTGAGAAATTGTTTTTAATGCCTTTTATCTTATGCTTATATTTTGTTGATACATATGTTAGTTTAAGTGACTTCTCATCAAAATATTTCTTGTCTACGTTACGGTATAGATATGTTTTCACGCCTTTATATTCGTAAAACATATATACACCATTAAGATGAGGGCAATAAGCTGTGAACATTTCATTTGGTCTTGTGAACAGAAGTTCAGTTTCAATAAAAAAGTTATTTACTATATCTTGGTTGTCTTCCAAATATTTATATACATCTTCTAATGTGTCAAAATTTACATTGAATGAATATAATGGATCATTGTTAGTTTCTCTATCTCTCTGTGATTTAGTAAAAATCATATATGCAAACATACGAATAAGATAATAGTCATATAGATATTTGTTTGAACGTGACACATTGATGTACGTTTTTGAACAATATCGGTCACCATTAACAAATACTTTCTTGATGTTTAATTCATATGCATTGCTTATTTCAGATTTAAACGTTGAATAATGTTTGTTGATTACCCTTTTTAATGGACCTTCTGGTTTGTCAATTATAGTGATTGTTTTTCGGAGATTATAAGCTTTTAATAAAACAGAAATATATGAGCATAATTGTGATAATGTGAATACAACACCATCATTTACTTTTAAGTTGTTATCTTTTACATATTTAACTTCATATGGCTTGCCATCATATAATACTTCTTTGTATTTATAATCTAATACTTCATTATATTTAAGATTGAAAGCATATGAAAATGATTTCTTTGAAGGGAATACCATATATGAATTATCACGAGCAGTAAGTGATACGATATCTCCCTTTTTTACTTTAATCTTGAATTTTTCACATTCTCCAATATCAATAATGTCTTTGATGTAATAATAATAATTAATGTCGTCTTCAAATACATTATTATCAAATTTATCTTCACCAACTTCATCAATTTTCTTGTCTGTCATATCAAATGATATGAGGGTGAACTCTTTCTTTGTGTTTAAACATTTTGTAAATTTTAAAATCATAATAGGTTAAAAAAATATATTTGTATTATTATATAAAAATAGCATTAAAAACATGCTATATTTGTCTAATTTTTATGTTCTATAACACATTTTTCTTATTTATACTCTGTACAAACAAGCTATATCTCTTTCATCGCTTCATCAATCCTGAACATCACATATTCTTTCTCAACATCTGAAAGCATGTTCGCACCCATTACAGCCTCGCGCACGACTGACATCACACGCTCGCGTTCATCTGTTACATCGCTATTCATGATTTGTGCTAATCTATGTCGCTGAGCAGCATCAAGCACCATTTCATCACGCATCTGAACGCCTTCAACTGTGACATGATATGTATGGTTCATTGGTGTGAAAAATCCTCCTGCACTACGCTCACAATCAACAGTTTCAATCTGTATATCGTCTGCCTGACCTATTGCTTGCCCTTCAGTGTTATATAATGTTATCTTGTTCATGTGTTAATCCTGATTCTTCAAGCGTATATTCACGCCATTTGTTTTCTGTTGTGTTTCCATTCTCCCAAGGATATAGAGCTTTCGTATATTTATGCAAATTTTCGCTTTGCATATTTATACAGCTAGCTGCATTAAGACGCTCTTGCGAATTTATGCAGTTTTCTTCATCTGCGAACATCCACGATATGTCCAGAGCACCACTGTTAATGTCCTGTGCCATACGTTCTACTAATTTTTGAAATTTCTTCTTTTCCATTGTCTTTGTTTTAAGTTATATTTATAAGTTTAGATAATATCAAACATCATAATCAGCTCACTCTCCGTCACACCCTGCTTCAATGCATCAATGATTGACATCACACACATGTTGTCTTTGTAATCATTAATGAAATCAACAATCCACTTGCGCTCAACGCCATCCATCTGCCGTGCAACACAATTACAATATCCAATCCAGCGCTCAACACCAGCATAAGTAGACATTGTAATGTGCATGTTTTTGAAGGCATCATATCCTTCAAGCTTCGACAGCTCATCATAATCAAAGTTAGCTTTCACAAAATCAAGAATTTCATTTTTTGTTTTCATATCATTAAGTTTTAATTGTTAAACATTCAATCATCATATATATAAAATAGTAAACTATGAGAAAAAATTCAGCATTTTCGGCATGTTTAACATTTATTAATAGTAATCATAAATGCTTACATTTATTAATAATAGTAATAAATCCTTACATTCGTTGAAAAAATTTATATGTTTTAGAACATGTTTTTTGGTATTTCAAAAATTATTTGTATCTTTGTCCCATTATCAAACAACAAAAATTATGAAAGAAATCAAGATTACAATTTTTGGCAATATTTTAGCCTGCGATTACTGTAGTCAAATCTACGAATTTGACGAGGACTACAATTTAATATGTGCGTGGTCAAAGATAGACGCCTTGACCGTAAATGACGGTGAAGAAAATCTCGTAAAGCAAAAAGGCAAATATATAACTACACGGACATATTTACATGAACTATTCTCACGCATTGAGCCACCACATCCATTTCCATTGACCTGTCATACGCGGACATATTACAACCAGCGTGTAGAATACACAATACAGTTGCAGGATGACGAAGAGTTTGACATTAAAAAGATTCAGCTCATGAAGACAGTTGAATTCGACACACAGGATTTCGGGTTTTTCATCTTTGCAGACTTTATTATGTATGACGGCAACCAAATAGACACATATGACACCGATGTATATTGCCCAGAAGAAAAGATGTATGATGAGTTTGAAGTATATGGTTTAGTTTAACACTTTAAATATAAAAGCTTATGTATTATAAATTTCGCAACGACTTCGTGTATTCGACATTCTGTATAGTCGAAGCAGATGACTTAGAAGAAGCAAAACGCATCGCAATGGAAGAAGCAGAATGGGAGACAGATGATGGTGGTGAACACTATCTTGAATATCAGTGTATTAAGGCATCTGAGTCACTTGATGATATTGATGAACAAGATGAAATTTCGTGGACGTATTGATACTTTGTATCAAATCGACGTATTGATTAATTTTATGTTGTAGAACATATAGTTTGTAAATAGTTTTTACTTATATAAACCAGATTGGCATATGTTGTGACATAGTGGCACTTGTATATTGAACAATGTGGATATCTAAATCTGATTGATAACATTATTTAATAGGCAGAATATATTAAATGTCACAAAAATGTTATATATTTGCACCATCCAATGTATATGTTTGGTGCTTTAACTTTGTTTAACATAATTCAATAAAACATTGATTTACAAGTAGCTATATTAAGTGTAACCAACATTTTTTATTAATGTATAACACTTTATTAAGCTATTTAAAACAAAACAAATTGCCCTACAATACGGAGGAATTGAAGCAAATAGTCAAACCTCATAAACGTAGAGACATTATGTCAAAAGCAATTATTTTTAGCCGTACAAGTACAACTGCACAAGATGTTGTACAGCAATCAGATTATCTTAAACGAGAAGCATTAAGATATGGTTATAGTGAAAATGACTTGATATTTATTGAATATCAAGAATCTGCTATTAAATTATCAATTGATGAACGTCTTGGATTACAGAAATTGTATCACACAATGGAAGAAAATAAAGATGTTGATTGTGTTTTTGTATATGAAATATCACGCTTATCAAGACAAGCACCTATGTTGTTTGAAATAAGAGATTGGTTCATTAAGTCAAAAATACAATTAATATGTTGTAAACCACAAATGCGTCTGCTTGATGATGATGGTAATATGAGCCAGACAGCATCTATTTTGTTCTCACTTTTTTCAACAATGGCAGAATCTGAAATGCTTATCCGCAAAGAACGATTTGCTAGAGCTAAAAATTCATTACGTCAGGACGGCAAGAAATTTGCAGGCAGTGTGATATTCGGATATATGAAGAATGAAGAAAAACACTGTGTTGCACATCCATATCATTCAGAAATATTATATGATTTATTTAATCACTATATAACACATGATGATACATCATTATATGAGACATATCAATATGCAATGAGAAAATGGCCAGACGTTTTTCCATTGCGTGAATATATTAAAGCTCAACATTACATACGCCATTTGTTCACAACCGAAATATATGTAACAGGTAATTGGTGTTATCCGCAACTGATAACACAAGAAATGTGGGATAAAACACATGATAAAATGAGCAAAGCACAATGCAAGCCAAGATACCGCTCCAAGCTCCAGCTTCTTGGACGTGGAAAGGTCATCTGTGCCCACTGCGGCAATGTAATGACTGCAGCAGGTGGCAATGTAAAAGCATATTGTTGCTCAACTGACAAGCTCCATTCATTGCAAATGAATATCGCAGCGCTTGAATGGCTGATATGGGAAGAGGTGCGTGTTGCTATTAATATTAATTCATCTGTTGATTTAGCAGAAAAAATAAATACAATAAATAATGATATAAAACAACACAATAATGAAATAAAACAATTAGAAAAATACATTAGCAAATTAAAAACACAACAAGACAAATTGCTTCAAATATATTTAAGTGGACGTATGGATTTAGACAAATATAATAAGCGATTTGATGTTATTGAATCTGAAATAAAAACAAAGAATGAAGAGATAAATAAAAATATTTTACAAATTAATGAATTAAAAGCAACATTAAACCAGACAGATAATAACACATATATAAATGTTGACAATATCACTGATTTTGATGTACGGTTGGAATATACACGCAAACTGTTAGATAAGGTGATACTTGAAAAACAGCAGGACAAGGTGATTAATATACGCTTTGAATGGCAGCGTCCAATGATATTGCCACGCTCAACATATCAATATGTTGCGCTTGGTGGACGTCGGAAGATATGGCGCATCAATGAAGATGGCACGCGGGATTTCATATATAACAACAAACCACTGTGATTTAGCATTTCTTAACACAGTAATGTTAAAAACTGCAAAAAGTAGGAAAAATTCTTACAAAGTCCCAATTTTTTAGTATATTTTTGTACTGCCAAAACATTGGTTGTGAGACGGATTTTTGCTAGTGACTGCTTTTGAAATTGAACTCACATTAATATCTACAATTTGAAAATGCAAACAAGAGACACCCTGTGTTTAGGATGTCTCTTTTTTATGCGTATGTTTCAAGATATATACAGCAATGAGAAAAATACATGCATATGATATAATATCAGCAATTTTATCTCGTGCTAGCTCAAAAAATGATTTTTGTTTTTCAACAACTGTTGTAGTGTTTGAATTATTTATCTTCTCAATTTCATGTCGCAACGAGTCAATTGATTTCTGATACATGCTATCCTGCTTATTGATGTATATGTAGTTGTTGCGCTCACGGATTGTCTCACGCTCACTAAAGACAGTATCATTACGTCTATATACATTCACATGTGTTGAATCTTTGTCCTTAGCATAATGATAGATTGTGTTGTTTGTGACGTGCTGTACAGTATCACGATGCACAATATTTATCGTGTCATGGATTATATTCTGCGTCTGTGTTGTCGACTTCATTGTCTTGCACGACATCACCATCGTTGTTAATACGAATATTGCGATTATATATACGTTCTTCATTTTCAATAGTATCAATTACACGTGACTTAAATTTTTGTAATTCATTATCATAGTGCACATTTATCCCAAGCAAAGCAGCGGTAAATGAAAGAAATTCGCCACATCCAATTAGCACATTGCCACTGATTTCTCCAACAGGCGGCATAAACATTCCTGTGAATATCAATATTACGCCAACTGCAAATGAAACAATTGCAAATCGGAACATGTAGATTTCTTTAATTTCCTTATTCCAAGTCATTTTTATTTATGTATGTTTGTTTTTATAATAAAATAGAAAAGTATAAATATGCCCACCCCACTGAGATGGGCACATTTATGTATAACTATGCAATAATATAGTAAACTAAAAGTGTATACTTATGCAGTTCGTATTGTATATTTATGCATTATCCCATGTATAATTCAAGCCAATATATTCCATCACTTATATATTCTCGTGTGTTCCAGTTTTGTTCACGCTCACTTGTTGCATTTGTATATCCTCCATCATGTGGAATAATATTTGATGAAACTGTACCACCATTGTTATATCCATATACATACATAGAGCCCTGAATTTTCTTAATATATACTCTTCGTCCAACATTTGAAGCAGGAGGTCCAAGATACACTTTAACTGTTCCATTTACAGCACATACTATAAAATCATCATTTTTAAGCAATGGATAGCTGCCAGCTGTTGTAATACGGCGAACTCCACATCCATTTATAGGTGCCCATTCTGATTTATAATATTGTGATGATGTTCCAGCATATTTTTGTATGCCATCTGTTGTCACACGCAGGACATTATCATCAGTATATCGTATATATGTGCCTTCTTCACCAAAATATACTGTCTTGTTGTTTGAAAAATTGCTTGCTATTCCATCATATCCAATCAATGTATATGCAGCATTTGGTATTATAGCATACATTCCAAATGATGACTCAACAGCTTGTCCTTTCAATGAATTTCCAGATGAATCTGTTGCTTGTATATTCCATGTAATAACAATAGAATATTCAGCTTCCATTTGTGTTGTATATGTTTGTTGTGATGTTTTTGTATTAGATACATTAAATGATGTTACTTTGCTACCATTTCGGCGTATATTCACTGTTGCTGACCATGATGTTGTATGATGTATTGTACCTGAATTTGGACGTTTTGCTGAAGCACTAAATGTTTTAAATGTTAATGTGCGATTGCTTGCAATTGTTCCAAAGTTAATAGTATCAGATGTATATGAGCCACCAGATGAAGTAAATGTTGCTATTTTATATGAGCCTACAAGAATAGGTTCTGATGAACGATTTTTAAAATAATTATATGAACCAATTGATTTTGATAATATTGATGTGTTTCCATTATCACCAGACACAATAAATCCTTGTTCACTTTCATTATTAATATTGAGCTGTCCATTGATTGTTGTGTTTGCATTGATTGTGAAGCCACCACTATCAAGACGAGTACTTACATCATTTACACGCATAGTAATGCTGTCTACGGTCTGAACTATTTCAGAACGTTTCATTTGGTCAATTTCAGGCAATATCAATTTTGAATAAGATGTAATTACTGGTGCTGTACGACTATAAGTAGTACCACTTTCAATTCTTTCCCAATAATATCCATTTGAATGAACTGTTACTGTTGTTCCTTCCCATTCAGTGCGTACTCTATATTTTGAACCACCACGCAAATATATTATTTCATGATTTGTCATAGAGTTGTTTCTTATTGAGCCCAAAATATAGTTACCTGGAATTCCACTATAACTCTGTGTCCATTTAACATCATAATTATGTATGAATCTATATGTATCAGTATCATATCCATTACATTCATTCTTACACCAGTCAGTATGAGCACTTCCGCCATTTTCTGTATCAGATGTGTCCATTGACCATACAACACCCCATCCTGACCATATAGTTGACCAATCTGCAACACATACAAAACCTGCACTATGAGAGCCATAATTAGGTTTAGAACCATATATATTTGTATCCAACATACGGTCTACAATAATATGTTGTCTTTCTCCAGTATCAGTTTTTAGTGTAATACTCACAGGATACCATCTTGTAGTATATAAACTAGTCAAATTAACAATTGTTTCAAATGTTGAATCAAATTGGTCACTTAATTCTTCTGTTATTTCTGTCTTAATTGTATTTGCTGTCTGTGTTAGCTCTGACTCTGTAATATATCCAGATAAATCCTGTGCCGTCACAGCTGAAGCAACTTTTTCACTGTTTTGTTGAATCCATGATGAATTTGACTGCACTGTTTGACCCAATGAATTAACCTCGGTCTTTGTCGCATAGTTTGTCATCTGGTCTTCAACAATTTCTGACACAAATTTTTTTGTAATCAGGTTATATGAATAACGCAATGTGCCCCATTCGCTACCATCATCATTAAGACATGTGATCTCAAAATATCCACCACTTGTTGTTGATGTTGGTGTCACAAGAATTGTTCCCATATTATTTGTGACATTACATCCTGATTTTATTATAGTATCAACAATTGGTGTTTCGCCATCTGAGCGCACTAAATAAAGTGTCACATTTGCTGGTGAGAATGAGCTGCCGCTATATGTGAATGTTCCACTTGATTGTGATAAGTAATATGCTATTGCGTCACGTCCATCTGTTCCATCAACACCATCACGTCCATCTGTTCCATCACGTCCATCTCGTCCACCCATTGGGACAGGATAGCTCCACGGAGATACGATACCCTTATCAACAACAGCAAATGACATCCATAATTGTAATGATGATGTTGTTTCAGTATAGAATGTAGCATATACACAGTCGTTGGTTGTCAAATTTGATGGGTTTGATGAATCTTTGAAATATCCAATCTGTATTTTATGTGTTCCAGCAGAGCAGTTATATTCAACATCTGCAGTATCTGTTCCACTTACAGCTTCCATAAAATATGATGTGTTTGAAAGATTATCTTTTACTGTCTTTGCATTTATTGTGCCAAGACTTGTTGTGTTGTCAAGTTTACCAGCGACACCAAAGTCATATCCATTTTCACTTGAAGCTTCTAGTCTCACAACAATTTTTGTTGGTTCTGCAAGTGTGAATTCAAATGTTGAAATTGATTTATCTGAATTAGATGTAGTAGGACTTTGCCATTTACCAGACGTTGTTTGTGTATATGAGCCAGCTGTTCTTGTCACAGTCAATAATGTATATTGTGATTGTGAGTCACTGGTGCTTCCAGTTATAGTTGTCATCCATCCTGATGGTGGGATTGTCTGTCCTGTTGGAGTATCTGGTCTTTCTTCTGCATATTTATACACAAATTGCGTATATTTTCCGTCCTCACCTACAGAATATACACCTATCAATGCTGGTTCTGTATCTTGGCTATTACCATCTGTATATGTAATACGTTCATAATTCCAAAGATATTTATATGTTGCGTCCATTGTTGGGACACTTGTCTGCCATCCTGACGTTGGTGCTGTGTCCATTTCAGTGTGTACAGCATAATATTCTGTCACAGATTGTATGCCACGTCCATCAGCACCGAAATGTCCTATCAGCGCAACACCTGTATATTCAGTTGTATCATTGTAATTGATTTCTTCTACGTTCCACAAATATGCGTTTGTTTCATCCATTGCAGGAATGCTGTTCTTTGTCCATGTTGATGTTGAGAACGTTGGCTTTGGTGTATCACTTGTTGTTACATAATACCATTCAACTATTTGCTCTACACTGCGTCCATCTTCTGCATACATTCCTATCAATACAGCAGGTGTGCGCTGTGTTGTGTTGTCAGTGAATGTAATGACTTCATAATTCCAAAGATAACGGTTTGTTTCATCTACTGTTGGGACAGTTGTCTGCCATCCTGTATCTGTGTTTGTCACACCTGAAATGTTAGGTGATTTCTTGTAATATTCAGTGATTGACTGTATACCACGTCCATCTGTTCCATATACGCCAAGCATCTGAGGTGTTGTTGGCTCTGCGCGTTCACCTGTTGAATATACTATTATCTCAACATTCCATAAATATTTATTGGTTTTGTTATAATTTGATGGGATTGCTCCTTTTGTCCATGTTGATTCATTAAATTCTGGCTGTCGAGTTGATGAATTAGCATAATACCATTCTTCAACAGTTGTTATTCCAGCTCCATCTGTTCCATTGCGTCCATCAACACCACGTATGCGCACCCATGGAGCATAATCTTCAAATGTCAGTGATGACTCATCTTCTGAATTTGTATATGCTGTTCCCATATATACAGCATCAGCAAAATATGTGCGTGAAAAGCTGTTGTCACTATTATCCTCTGTACGGCAATATGCAGTGTGTATATATTGCCGTGAATTATTTACAGTGTTATCAATTGCAGTCTGGACATCAACATCACCATCACTTGTCTGTATCTTCAATGCACCTGTTATTTGTGATGAATTAGCTGCAAACCATGTCTTGCGATGTGATGACAGCTGAAAATCATTTATCCCTTTATAATGAGCAATGAATGGAGCGTGAATGTCTGGGTCCATTGAGCTATATGCTGAAATATATATTGCTGACTGTCGGTTTGCGTCATCTGTTCCACGATATCCAAGCATTGCAATCTCATCACCTACTTCTGGGTCGACTGTTCCATCATAATATGCTCGTCCATCTGAATCGACGCCTGACTGTGTTGATATGCGTATGAAATGACGGTCTTCTTCAAATTGAATCACATCGCCATTCACATCTGTTATCGTATCACCAGCAGCAAGTGTTCCTGCCTGTGTGACCAATGTCCAATAATATTTGTTCTTCACATTATATGATGTGCCCACATGTGCCTCATTGAACGAGCGGCATATTGCTTGGTCACCCACCTGCCACATATTGCGGATTGCACGCTGTCCATCTGTTGTATAGAATGTGATTACATATCCATCCTGCACTGGGATAATACATGTATCATCTTCAATACGGAAGCCATCAGCTGGCGTGAATATTGCTGCACCACCAGATGCTTTTATCTTGTCAATAATCAATTCAAAGAAATGTGCTGTTCCTGTCACAGTCAAATCTTTTGTTGTTATCATATTGTCATTCACAATATCACCTGTGTTGTGAATATATTGTGAAAGAATAGATGTTATTGTTGCATCATCAGCTGTAATGGCATCAGCATCAAGTGTTGCGGTTTTAATATCATTTGCTACGACTTTATCACCTGTTATCGTGCCACCAGCTGTTATATTGCCTGTTGTTGATATTGTGCCACTTGCAGTGATGCTTCCAACATCTGTCATATCACCTGTGATGTCGCGCGTATCATCAAAATATTGTCCCCACAAATAATGTGGTTCAAATGCTGCAGCGACACCACCTGTTATTGTCTGATTTATTATGCGTGTTGTGCTGTTCGCATATCCTGCTTGTGAGACGTTTGTTGTCTCTTTTGGCTTGGCAAATTTCTTTATTGTAATTAATGACATATCTTATAAACTTTCACGTAATTTTAAATGAACGCTATCTTGTTTAAGATTTAGCGTATATCCAATTTCATACATTGTTCGTTGTAATGAACGGAATGTATATCGTTTTGAGAACACAATGTAATCATTTGCTACAAGGTCGACAGACATTTCAACATGTGGATTTGAATATTCATTATAATAGTCATTCACATAATGTTCCTCAGCTTTTGCTTCTGTTTTATTCATATCACTATATATTGTGCGAATATACCCTGATGCTCCATCTGTTACACTATTAATATTGATTGTATTCTTAACACCCAATTCAATACATTCAGATGTTGTAAGCTGAGTTATGAATTTAAATGTTATCTTATCGCCATTTGCAATGTTTTCACTTGACATATCTGATACATATACAATATCATTGTCTTGTGTGATTGTAGCACCACCATTATCAGAATATATCTTGCAAGTGAAATCTTTTATGAAAATATTTGACACAAAATCCATAACAGGATATGAATTAGTGTACCATCGTGTGTGTCGAAAGAATGTAGGATGACGGCGTGTTATTTCATCCCATGTTGAATTAACAACACCCAATATACGGAAATCAACTTGTCCTGTAAGCATGTCTTCTTTCGTGATTGGTATTGCTGTACCCCATGCATTTACATTTGCTTTTATCTGGTCGATGTTTGATGATATTTCCCATTCTTTGTTAAGCAAATAATCATCAATTGCAGGGTCAAACCCAAGATAGAATATTGTATCGACATCATGCTGCAGAGCTTCAGATTCAGTGTACCAATGATAGACAGAGCGTTTTGCTTCACCATCTTGTTCATATCCTTCACAGCAATATTTATCACCAACTTTCAATTCACAAGCAAGCACAGGTATCTTCCAAATCTTGTCATTTGTCTCACCTTCTGCACTATAACGGTATTTGAATTCAACATTATCATATGGCCACTTCTGTGGGTCTTCAGTTATGCGCTTCTCATTAATCCAAGGTGTTGATAAATCAAGTGTGTCAGCTGCTCGTGGTTCATCATTGTATTTTTCGGTGTTATAGAAGCGTACTTGATAGAAGCGTCCATCACCATTATCACTACCTCCGACACAGTGATATCCTGTGCGTGCTATTATATCTCCATCCATTGCATATGATATTGGAAATTTATCACTTGTAAATGCAGGGTGTGACCAGCCAGGTGTGTCAATCCAGTGATTTGTTGAAGCTGAGCGATACGCCAATGGTGACAATATGAATTTGCCCTCAAAAACAAGATAATTGATTGTTCCTTCTTCAGATGGGTTAATATTTGCTGTTGTTATGTTGTTAAAGCGTGCAATGCCAGCTCCTGTTGCAATTGCTTCAAGCTTATTGGTTATCTTGCTGTCACAATATGATTCATAATTATCGTGATGGTAGCGTGAATATGCATCACCATTCACTGAAATCATTAAATAATTAGTCATTGATGGCTTGCGCTGGTAATATGCTTGTGTGTCTTGTTCAACAGATTTCACATCACGACTTCCAAATGACACCAACAGTGGTGTGTAGTCATTCTGTCGTGTATATTGTAATGCTCCCCACTGGTTAATGCCATTGCCATATTGATTGTATATCTTTGTATATACGTCTGTGCCATCTGCAGCATATAATGTCCAGTTCGGATTGCGCATCACTTGCATGTACCATTCTCTGATTTTTGTGTCTTCAAAGTCAGTGTTGCGTCCATTAATCATATTTACAAATGCGTCACGAGCATCAACACCTTCACCAGCAGCAGCATATTCTGTCATGAATTTCTGTGAATTGCCATAATCTGATGTGATATGGTCTGTATCAAGTGGTGATGTCACAATATCATCAACAGACTGGACGTCATCCGTTACAGTAATCTGATTTTTTGTCTTTGATATTGACAATGTTGTTGCTGATGATGTATAATCTTCTTTCTTAACTTCCACATCTGATGTTGATTTGATTGTGCCCCAGTCAAAAACAAATATCGTATTTGAACGCTGTATTATATGCAGATTGAGATACCGCAACACTTCTTCCAAAGCTTTTTCTTGGCTCATTATATCATCATATGATTCATCCAGCAGTACACGTTCAGAAATATGAAGTGCACTAAAGATATCTTCTGATGAGCCAAGAAAAACAGATTTTGAGCCATCATAGCTAAAGTTCATATCTTGTGGTAAATCATATAATGCATCATCCATAATGTCACGGAATGAAACAACACCTGCGCTCTTAGAATATGATTCATATGTTGAGAATGACAGCTTTTTATAATTATAATATTTCAGCGTTGATAAGTAATCAACACAATTTATTGTAAATTCATCATATTTATAAGCATATGGTTGTGTGAATGTTGCAGGTATTACATATCCACGAAACATTGTTGTATGTGTATGTGTCTTAATATTATGTTTTATTACAGTTACAGCTATATCTCGTGCATTATTGGCATAAAACAAATCACCAACAAAACGGTCTGCTTTCAATGTTATGCGGCATTTTGTCTTAATTATATGCTCATGCATTTCATTCACAGACATATCAATTTCAACTGGGTCTTGTGCAAAATATATACCTGACACATCATCGTTTATAATCACATTTCTTTCATTGTGTTTATCACTTGTGAAGCTTACTTCTATCACATTACGGTGTATGTCTTCAAATTGTCCACGTATGTTCATAATGAGTTAATATCATTTAGATTTTTTTGTGTTAACCAGATATCTGTTCCTCGCAAGCGTGTATCAAGCACGATAGGTTGTGTTGCTTCACTTGCACGCTGTGTCTTACCATCCAACATATCAAACAGACGCTTCTGCTGCTTGTTGTTAAGCACCAATTCACCTGCATTTGCTCGTATCAGCGTATGGTCGCCAGTGTAGCTTCCACCTCCAACAATACCACCAGTTGAGAATGACTGAATTGTTGAAATTGCAGTTGCGACAGTTGCCAATCCAGCAGCAACAAATGCTATCCATCCCCATGGTCCCATTGATGATGCTTGTGCTGTTGCTGTTGCAAATCCAAGTATAATCTGTCCGATTGCAGCAAGCACAGAGCCAGCTTTTGCAACTGCACCATCCTCACCAAGCTGTTCAAGTTGTTGTCCTAACATAGATAATCCAGCACCTATGTCTTTTGTGTTCACGCCATCAGTCAGTGCAAGACCAAATGCTGTCCATTGTTCTTGTATGTCTGCTATATGACCAGACATTGAATTATGAAAGTCAGCAATATATTGCTTGAATTCTTCTATCTTATCTTGTACTGTTGTGTCAAAGTCAAAATGCATTTCAATATCACCACCTGTGACTTCAGATAACACATTGTTAATGACAGCCATTGAGCGGCGGAATTCACTTATATCTTGTTCTGTCACCACCATCTTTGATGTGAATTGCTGTACTGCATCTTCACCCAATTTCTGGAATTTATCAACTGTGATATTGCGTGTTGCATCATCTGCGACTTTCTGTATCTGCTTTTGTATATCCTGTGGCTTAGGCGGTTGGAATAAGTTCTTAAATAAGTCACCTTGCAATGTTGAAACATCAAGCTTGTTATTGATTTTGCCCTCGACTTCAACTTCATATTTCCATTTTGCTAGCTTGACGTCTTGCAGTTCTTTCTGTGCTTTTTCAAGCTCCTCAGACAGTGAATTATATATGCCCCACTTGCCAGCTTTGGCAGCAGCAGACATATCACTTTCAAGCTTCTGAATCTTCTTTTCAAGGTCATCAATTTCTTTTACTGCGTCTTTGTTGTCTGTCTTGACTTTCTTTGTTGTTGTGCTTGTCTTGTTTGTCTGCTTATCAACTTTAACAACAACATTGTTCTTAGTGTATGTCTTACCAAGAACATCCATTGTTTTGTTAAGATTTTTTACTTCTCCATTTGCGTCTTTCCATAATGCATTCTGTTCTTTCCATGTATCAAAGTTCTTGCGCTGTGCTTGTGTGAATTGACCAAGCACCTTGCCATTATGGCTGATTGCGTTGCCATATGAATCAATATATTTGACATCCATCAGATTGACGCCATCACGCAATGCAGCGTTAAATGCAGCTGCTGAGCCATTGTAAGCACGCAATGACTTCTGTTCAGCATCTATTATCTTTCCTCCGATTTCAGTCATCTTATTAAATGCTGCTTGTGCGACAGCTGCCTTTTGCAGATTTACAACATAAGCATCAAGTACTGCAATATTGTTGTTAAGCAGCACGCCTTCTTTTGTCAATGAGCCATGATATTCAGGGACAGCTTTCTTTATCTCATCCAATGCTCTGCGTCTATCATCATATGAGCGGTTCGTATCAAGCAATGTTGCTTTCAGTGCACGGAATTTTGCAACCTCAGCTACGGTCTGCTTATTTGCTTCAACTTGTACAGAGCCAAGTGCTTGCACAGCAGCACGAGTTCGCTCAATTGCCTTGCGGCGTTCTTCCTCTTCCTCGGTTGCTTTCTTTGTATATGCAACATATCCAGCGACAGCTGTTCCAACAGCAATCAATGCCGTTGCCAATAACACATATGGGTTAGCTGATGCAACAACATTAAATGCTTTCTGTGCAATGGTAGCACCTGCAAGAGCAGAAGCCTCAGCACGAACAGCAGCAGCACGAGCAGCTGACTGTACAGCACCGACAGCTGTCATTATATTTGATTCTTTCTGTAGTGCATTCTGTATTTGTGTCAATGCGGTAAGTGTCTGTTGTGTTCCAGTAAATATTGTTACAGCACGATTATATGCTTCTTGGTCGCCAGTAACAGCAGCATATCCAGACGCGACAGCACCAAGCGTGTTTGCAAGTGTTGATATTGACTCAGATGCAATGTCAAACATTCTTGTATCAGAAGCAATGTTGTTGATTTGTCGCTGGACGTCACCTTTCAGGTCAGTTAGTTCAGCAGCGCGCTTCACTGCTTCTTCCATCTGCTGTTTCAGCTGTTGTCCCATGCCAGATAATTTGTCAGATGAGCTAAGTGAATTGAAAGCATTTGACAAATCCATAGCATCACGCTTAGCTTGGCGCAGCTCCTTATTAAACGAACGAACGCTGAGCTGTGTCTTGTCCATGCGTGACTGGTAGTCAGCATTTGCACTCTCAGCGCGGTCCATCGCGTTTGTGAATTCTCGTGTTGATTGTTTTGCTGTATTTAAACCGTCTTTAAATCCTTTGACATCCATGTCAATTTCGACGGACATTCTATTAGCCATTCGTTGTGTTTCTCAGTGTTATATTTCATATTTTGTCTAAGTTGTGTGTAGCTAAAAACTCTATTGACTGTTGCTTCAATTCAGCAATTTGTTCATCTGTTATAACATGTCGCTGTGGGTCATTTAATGGGTCATCTTGCTGTTCAGTAGGCAAAGTAAATAAATCCTCAGGCAGTAGCTTCTTTCCCTTTTTTGTGTACGGTGTCAATGACGCCCACATCATCATGCGTGTCTGTTCCCATGGCTGGCGCACAGCATATGGCAGACATCGTATCATTGTTGTAAGTTCGTATTCATATGTGTTATCCACGAATTGCTCATATGATATTACACGATATTCAAAGACAAGCGTGCGAAGCAATTCGTGGTAAATTAGTTTTTTTCTTGCTTCGTCTCGTCTTTTTGTTCTTCTTCTTTTATGTTGTTGTCTGCAATGTCTTGTTGTGCAAGTATAGTGTTCAAAAACCAATTGCTGAAATCTGCCAATATCTTCTCTCCACCATTTTCATCCAGCCAGTCTAAATAATCTTCATATTTGATAAAGTCTTTCTTTGCATGTTGTAGCGTTCCTATGATTGTAGCATAGAACAAATCAACAAGATTGCTCATTGTGATATTGTTGTAATCAAGTGAACGGTTGGTAATGTTTTCATATATCAGAAATATACGCAGTGAATAGCGTAATTCAATGTCTTGATTGTTAATATTTATTGTCATAAAAACTTGATTTATATTTATTAAAAATAAAAAAATGTGATTGTATTTATATCTAAAATAGATAAGTACAATCACATTTTTAATAAATTATAAATCTTGTGCTTCTGTTGTCCATCCAGATGGGATACCACTAGATGAATTTGTAGGAAGTGAAGTCACAGCTGTTGCGTCTGTTGCGTCATAATATATTGTTCCTGAAGCTGGGAAGTTATTCATCCAGCTGTCAGTGCATCCTGTCTTGCCGCTTGCAGGTCCAGCGAATTTAGATATCCATACGCCACTAAGATTGTTATTGTTACATCCATCAAATGCGTGTGAGAATTCATAGTTATATAACAATGATGCATATAAATCAATTTGCTGTAAATTTGTACATCCTGCACATATATAAGCATATGCCATTGCTCCATCATTGAACATATCATAGTCAGGTGTTTTTATTGAAACACCCGTCACACCTGAATTTTGATACATATGAGCATAACATCCTTCTGTCAGAGGTGATGGCATCCATAAATCTTGTGCACTCGTTAATGTAGTTAATCCACGGAATAATGAATTGAAACACCATGAGCATGGTATGGTATATGTGTTTGTAAAGTCAGCACCATTAACTGTTGCTTCTTCACCATAAATCAATGACATTATATTACCACATACTGAACATCCTATACCATCAGCAATTGTTGCATCACGGAATGCATCTATTGTTCCATCATATACAACGTTTTTAAATGTGTAAGCATAATTTTGATTATCGCTTATACCACCTGTAAGCTGAATAGCTGCTGGAGCACGGAAATATACGTTTAATGGTGTATAATCTCCAACACCTGCTGTGTGTGCAGGTATCAATATTTGTCCAGCACTGTCTTCACTTACATTTATCGTCTGCCATGTCTTCTGATTGTCAAGTGAATATTCAAGTGAGAATGAATTTACACTTGATGGTGTTGTTCCGCTCCAATTGTTATATTCAAGCTTCAGCACATTGTTGCCTGGACGCATATGTTCTTCAGTATCATATGTGTTTGCATTATATTGAATGTAGAAATAATCTTTTAATGTCACAAATCTGTCTGTAAGCACGTCAATTGTTTCATTTATTGATGATACAAAGTCATATTGTCCTTCTTGTACTTCATATACTGTTGTAAGTGGTGATAGATTTAAAATATAATATGTTGGTGACACACCTTCAGTGTTGTTTATTGTATCATGCCATTTTATATCTGTGCCCAATAAATCACCTTCAGCGTTGTATAAATTATATTTCCAGAATTCACCACTTGAATCTTTTATAGTTATGCGTATTCCATTTCCATATGATGATGTGTCACCCATTACATCTGAAGCTGTTGTTCCTGATGTGAAATTAATTCCATTATATGTAACAGTTAATTCATCAGTTGTTGAGTTATATGAGAACAGTGCACCACAGATTTCAGTGTCTGTAAAATCGCTATCAAGTGTTAAATTATGTACATATTGTGCATATTGTTCATCATATATATTATCTGGTGATACTTCGCGTGTATCAAAAATCTGAAGCACCATTGGGTTATGTACAGCATAATATTGTTCTCCACGTGTGCGGCTATTTACAACTGTTATTGCAGTACCACTGTCCTGTGTTGGGTCATAATCAAATTTCTCATTATACATGCCGTTCAGATTCTGAATTGTATATGTCACAGGAATATTTATGTCTGTGCCACTTCCACCTTGTGCTTGTGTGAAGCTATCCCATATATTATATGTTTGTGTTGATTCTGCAAACACGGCGTTATTTGGTACAAATGCATTATATTCAGAGAATTGGCCTATTATATAGCCATTACTGTCTGATGAAGCATCACATTGATATTCATCACCTGCTTGTGTGAATATATTGCTACCTGTGTAATACAATGTGTAGTCAGTGTTTGACAATAATGCAATCTTTTCTGCATCTGTTAAAACTGGGTCACATTCAAATTGAAATATTAATTTCAATTTTCCAGCATCATTTCCTGTAGCAAAATAATTATAGCCTATTCCATTGAAATTACCAGACATATTACTATTTCCTCCGACTGTAAAGTCACGCGTCTGTCCATTGAATACAAGACGCATTGGAATAGATGTCTGTCTTACACCTGTTGAGTCGTATATTGTATTTAATCCTGTATAATAAATATAAGAATAATAATATGTTGTAAATCCATTGCCACTACCGTTTGGATCTGGTTCATACAATTCATCCATACCTACAGCTGATATTGTTATATTTGTAAGTGCATTTACACCAGCAGTTGAAATATAATCAGACACAAGTGATTGTAAGCTTCCATCAAACAATTTGCGATGTAATTCTGCACCATCCATATAATCTTCTCCCTGCCATATCAATTCAACAGCCATATTGTCATAAAGTGGTGTTCGTGGGTCTAAAAACACATGAATTTGTGAATTATCTATTGAAGCAATCTGTTCTTGTAATGTCAGTGCTGTATCAACAGTGAATTGTTTTGAAATTGTTACTGCATCATTTGATGTGTTGTATATAAGCTGCCATCCATTACTATTTGCAGTTGTTTGATTTTTTGATACCGTAGCACGACCACTTTGTGTATCTATACCAATTATTATATCAGCATATAATCCAGATGGGTCACTGTTCATATCGCGCAAATATTTGAAATTATCAAACACACGTGTATATGTGAATGTTTGGTATACAGGTTCAGGCTGTTGTCCTCCACCACCTTCAAATGGTGAAATGTACACATTCCCAGCATCGTTTGTATATGCTATATATGGGAAGTCGAAATTTGACTGATTTTGTGTCCATTCCGATTCTGTACCGTAGAATATATAACTATTGTTGTTCATATTTTGTAAATAATTTTTATTTTTTTCATTTATGATGAAGCTGTTTCAATTGTCCAGCCAGAAGGTACACCACTTGGTCCTACAGTTGTCCATGTTGCTGCAGCGTTCTTGACAAATGTTCCTGTTGTTGCGACACCTCCAAGCCAATAATGTGTATTACCACCATTCGCAGGAGTGGATGTAAACATTGCTTTAACATAATTCAGTGATGAGCAATTATAAAACATTAATCTATAACAATCATAAATAAGCGATATTGCTGGAAGTATTGGTGCGCGCTGTAACAAAGAACAGTTGTAAAACATTTGTTTATAACATTCACTATCCAATCTTGTTGCTGGTAATATAGACGGTGCTGTTGTTAATGATGTACAATTATAGAACATGTTTTGATAACATGCATAATTAACTGTTGTTGCTGGTAATTCATGTGCTGTTGTTAATGATGTACAATTATAAAACATGTTGAAATAACATACAGATGGTGCTGTCGTTGCTTGCAATGCTGGTGCTGTTGTTAATGATGTACAATTATAAAACATGTTTCGATAACATCCTTCTGTAATTGTTGTTGCTTGTAGCTGTGGTGCTGTTGTTAATGATGTACATCCTTTAAACATACTATCATAACAATAACTTGCTAGACTTGTAGCTGGTAATGCTGGTGCTGTAGTCAACGCTGTACATCCATTAAACATATTACTGTAAGCATATTGACCGACTGTTGTTGCTGGCAATTCTGGCGCTGTTATTATTTCTGTATTATTTTGGAATAGATAAGCAAAACAACATTCTGGGACAGATGTTAATTCTTCAAATCCTGTCTTGCTTAACAATGACATTATATTTCCATGTACTTCTGTTGCTGTGTTTGGATTTTGTACTTCACTATCTATTTGTGGAGCAAATTGTATCCACGCAGATACAGTACCGTTAGTATTTGGTATTGCTATAGAAGTGTTATTTCCACGTAAATATAATGTTTCATTTGTTGAAATAACAGGTGATGATTCTTTTACCAAGAAATTTCCATTCCAATCTGTCCATGTTTCACCATCATAGCTATATTCAAGATTAATGTGATTTGCCCAATTAATATCTGTTTGTGGTGTAGCAAACATAACAGTCATATCACCATCACCGCGATATGTGAATGACAAATAATTTGGAATAGATTGTGCTCCATTTTTCTGAATTGTCCAACCAACTGGTACAGCATCTATACCTGTGTTTGTCCATGTAGCAGCTGCATCTTTTACAAATGTTCCTGTTGCTGCAACATCTTCAACCCATGCAGATGTATATGATGTACTTGGTGTTGTTGTAAACAATGCTTTAATATAATTCAATGAAGTACATCCCTTAAACATGTTTTTATAACAATCAGTAACAAGTGTTGTAGCTGGCAGTTCTGGCGCTGTTGTTAATGATGTACATTTATAGAACATTTCATAATAACAACGTCTTGCAAGTGTTGTAGCTGATATTGTTCCAACTGTTGTTAATGATGTACATTTATAGAACATACCACGATAACAATTGTCAGCAAGTGTTAATGCTGGTAATGCTGGTGATTGAATTAATGATGTACAATTAGTGAACATATTTGCATAACAATATGTGTTAAGTGTTGTTGCTGGTAGCGCAGGTGCAACTGTTAATGATGTACATCCATTAAACATATTATAATAAGCATATTGTCCGACAGTTGTTGCTGGTAGTTCAGGTGCTGTTGTTAATGTAGTACAATTTAAAAATAATGAATAAAAACAATAATCTGGGACAGATGTTAATTCATCAAATTCTGTCTTATTTAACAACGACATTATATTTCCAGAAGCAGCAATATTTGGGTTTGTGTCTGGTGAATTTGAGTCAGCACTTTGATGTGCAAAATATATTGACACATATTTATCAATACCTGAATTTATTGATGTGTTGTTCCCACGCACATAAACTTTTGATTTTATATATTCACCTTCATCTGCTTTTGATTCTATAGGAATTCCGCCATTTGATACTGTCGCAGAGCCTATATAATTAAACCCTCTGTTTGCTGGGTCAAAAACATACCATGTTTGACAATCATAACTGAATTCTAAATTATATGATGGATATCGCGCCCATCCTATACTTTCATCACTTCGTTTGAATGTTATAAATGTATTTTTGTTTCCTAAATTTTCAAATGCTAAATAATTTGGTGTTGCTTCAACTGGATACACCTGCTCATCACCAAGGTATGCTGCGGATACTTCCGCAGCACCTAAGCATAATTTTATATCTGATGTGTTAAATTCAATATGTCCCATACGTCTTAATCGGTAATTATATATAGTGTTGTGCTGTCTTTTGTAGACAATGCATCATATTGTGATTGTGTCAATGATTGTAATTTCAGACCACCAAGATATGATGTTTTAATTTCATTGACTGATGCTTTTGTTGCTAGTGTTGATGTATCTGGAATTAAATTGTTTACTTCTGTCTTTGTATATACTTGTGATTTTGTATAATAATTTGACAGTGACTGGTGTTCACGCAGATAATTAGCATTAGCATAGCTATATGTCACATAATCTGCTAGTGACTGGTGCTCACGCAGATAATTAGCATCAGCATAACTGTATGTTACATAAGCGGATGTGTCAGGCACAGCATTCTGTATAGCTGTATCAACTTGTGATTTTGTATAATAATTTGATAATGACTGATGTGAAGTCAGATATTTGTTGTCTGCTTCTGTCTTGCTATACACCTGTGATTTTGTATAGTAATTATCCAATGACTGGTGTTCACGCAGATAATTTGCATCAGCATATGCATAAGTCACATAATCAGATAAATCAACTGATTGTCCGCTGCCAGATGTATCAATGTTATCAATTTGGTCTTGTAAATAGCTCACAGCATAAGCAACAGTGAATGATGTCTGATTGAAATTTTCAACTGTCACATATGATGACAAATCAATATTTGGTGTTGCATTTTGAATTGCTGCATCAACTTGTGATTTTGTGTAATAATCATTTAATGCTGCTGGTTGGACAGCTGTTGCACCTGCTGCAGCACCTGTGCGAATTGTAGACAAATCGCTGATTGTGTCTTGCTTTGTCTGTAAATTTGTTGTAACAGTATCAGCCATTCCATCCAATTGTGAGCGTATATCAGAATCGGTCATGTAATTTGATTCAAGATATGAATAAGTCACATAGTTAGACAAATCAACTGTTGTTCCAGATGTATCAATGTTGTTAATCTTATCTTCAAGATATGATATGTTATACGCAACGGTATAAGATGACTGATTATATTCATCGACTGTCACATATCCTGTCAAATCAATGTTGTTATATACGTCTTGTATCTGATTGTCTATCTCTGCATCAACTTGTGATTTTGTATAATAATCATTTAATGCTGCCGGTTGTACAGCTGTTGCACCTGCTGCAGCACCATTGCGTATTGTAGATAAATCATTGATTGTGTCTTGCTTTGTAGCTATTTCTTGATGTAATAACTGATAGTTTTCATCTATATCAGATGGTGTAGCATAATTTTCTGCTACATAGCTATATGTCACATAGTTAGATAAATCAACTGGTTGTCCGCTGCCAGATGTATCAATGTTGTTAATCTTATCTTCAAGATATGAAAAGTTATATGCAATTGTATATGATGACTGATTATATTCATCAACTGTCACATATCCTGTTAAATCAATATCTGGTGTTGCACTAGCAATTGCACTATCAACTTGTGATTTTGTATAATAGTCATTCAATGCTGCTGGCTGGACAGCTGTTGCACCTGCTGCAGCACCTGAACGTATTGTATCTAAATCTGTTATATAAGGTTGTTTTTCTCCTAAACGGTCATGCACACTTTGGTCGAATTCACTAAAAACATATCTACTTAAATATTTGTCAGCTAAATAAGCATATGTAACATAGTCAGACAAATCAACTGTTGTGCCAGATGTATCAATGTTATTTATCTTGTCTTCAAGATATGATATGTTATAAGCAACACTGTAAGATGTTTCATTAAAATTATCTAGCGTCACATAATTTGACAAATCAACTGTGCCTGATGTTTGGGCATAAGCAATAGCCTCATCGACTTCTGAGCGTGTGTAGTAATTTGCCAGTGACTGATGTTCACGCAGATAATTTGCATCAGCATATGCATAAGTAACATAGTCAGATAAATCAACATCAACATCTGCATATGCAATTGCTTCGCTGATTGCTGCGTCTGTCTCTGACTTAGTGTAATAATTTGTCAAATCAACATTCTGTGCTGCATTTGCTATTGCTGCATCTGTCTGTGTGCGTGTGTAGTAGTTGTTCAGTGCACTTGGCTGAAGTGATGATGAGCCAAGTGTTGCACCTCGGCGAATTTCATCTAAATCAGCAATTACATCTTGCTTTCCGCTGATGTCTTGATGATATGTGAGGTATCTTTCATCACATTGTGCGCGTGTATAGTAATTATCAAATTTTGCATCAACAACACCAAGCAAGTCATCAACTTCGGTGTATGTGTAGTAGTTGTCCAATGACTGATGCTCTGTCAGATATTGTTGGTCATACACCCATTGGCGTGTTGCAATGTCTTGAATATCATCAAGTGTAGCATAATATCCAAGTTGTTCGCGTGTTGCATAATATCCCAAATCTCCGATAGTAGCGTAATCTTCCAAATCTTCCAATGTAGCATATGCTTCAAGTGTTGATAGCTTGACATAGTTCTCTAAGTCTGCGTTTGTAGCATATTCTGACAAGTCAGCATTATCAATTGCATAAAGCACTTCAGCTTTTGTCATGTAATCACGCTTAACGATAGATGATATTGGTGTGAGCAGACCAGCTGAGAAATCAAGTATCGTGCCAACTGCAACGCTGTCTGATTCATCTGTGACAATGAATGACTGTGTGCGTGGTGCGACGTAGCTCCATTCATATCCATCAGCGTCTATGCCGCTGATTTGGAATTTATATACACCGCCTACATGAAGCAGACGCTTAGGAATAAACGCCTTTAATGTTGATGTGTCTAGTATCTCGTAATTTGCATCAATATCAATATTGTGCTGTGTGCAAATTAAGTTAAATCGTATTGATTGGCAAGCATTCAAGTCAACGCCAACATAGTCAATTTCATTGTCATAATAAGTGACTAAATTGCATTGGACTTTTATCCATATATCATTGCCTGCCGCAACTCGTGGAAATCTTATTGAGCCCATTTAAAAATATATGATTTATTTATAACGTTATATATAATAATATAGAAAACATCTATCATTGGTGAAACAGATGTTAATGAAAAATGGACACCGTACGCCTGTTTAGCGCATGTGCCCATTTCATTGTGATTTATATAGAGGCTTGCATCACGCATATTCACATATACGGTTAGCAAAGCGCGTTGCATATCAAATCACTGGCCGTATGTAGAAGAATTAGCATTTGTTACGAGTGCGCCTGTTCCTGTGAATGTAACGCTGTATGTTGCGTTGTCACCAGCAGGTGCATTTACTTGGAATGATGTGACGTAAGCTTTACCAGCAATGAAGCCACTTCCTTCTGTCCATGCTTCTGAGCCATTTGCTTTATCAACAATACCAGGTTCACCAATCTTTCCACCTGCTTGCTGTTGTGTTCCATATCCAGCATAGTTTGACTGTGAAAGAGCAAGTGTTACTGGCTGCATTGACAATATAGCATCACGGAATGCTGAGGCGTCTGTTAAGCTGAACAAGTTCTCACATGTCACTTCCCATGTAATTGAGCTTGGCATTGTTGCAGCGAAATCACCATGGTCTTTTGATGAGATAGAGCTTGTCTCCATTGATATGCTCAATGTGTGGTTGGTTGCGAATGCTGCAGTAGCACCATTCTGGAATACCATAAGCTGACCACCTTTGTAAACGTTTGAATTTGTAAGTGCCATAATATTATGTTGTTATTTTTTTATAATTTATCGTATAGATGTCTCAAATGACAGCTGTTCAACAAATCCATCATCATTGAAATCTTCGTATGCGCTTGTCAGTGAGATAGGATGTATGAATATGTTTTCATCTTGCAAGTAGTAGTTCTCAACAGCATCACGGACATTGTTTGCAATCTCAATCATTTCATTGTAGCTGTCACCAATGATTGTAATGGTGAATGACACAGTGTTTGACGGATATCTGTCTTTTGTGTAATTTGTCATTAGATTTGTTCGCTTCAATACAATGAATGGCGTGCGTGTGTTTGTCGGTGCCACCACTGTGCATATCTTGTCTTCTGTAATCAATGACATGAGGTTTTCATGCTGCTGCAAGATGTTCTTTATATATTGTAATATCAATAATGAATTGTCCATGTTATGTCGTCTCTGTCATGCGTTGTATATTTTTAATGTGTTCTTGCAATATCTTCTCCATTTCTGACATTGCTTGTGCTGATGCTGATGTGACTGCTGACATGAAGAAATTGACTGGCTTGATGTAGCCAAGATATCGCTTGTGTTCCAATGGACGTCCACGATAGCGTTTTTGATAGCGTTTGCGCGTTCCTCCCTCGAAAAATCTAGCGCGATATGTTCCAGATGTCTTTGCTCGTGTACCAAGCGTGTGTACTGTCACAGCTGTTCCATGTCTTCGTGAATATCTTACAGCATCTGCCAGCGTATCACTGTATTTGTCTGACTGATGTGATGCGGTGGGCATCTTCAATATGAATGAGCTGCGTGCTGCTTCTCGCAATATGCGTGCTGCTGAATACAGACAGTCAGATTCAATGTCTGGCATTCTGTCCATCATCATATTCAATGACCCCATGAAATCACCTTTTACTTTTACAGCCATATTTGTAAAATATTTTTATTTATACAGTGTTATAAGTTCAGTGCCCACTTCAATGTCTTGGTAGTATTTGTTTGGAATTGCTGATAAGACGCGCCAGTAGCGGTTGTTCCACAATATGATGTGGTCTTCAGCAACAGGGACATAGCTGCGCACATAGAATGTGATATTTACAGGAAATGTAAGTGCATCATTGTCCTCTGTGCGTGTCATGCCTGTGTATTGCTTTGAAGCTCGTGTAGTGCAGATGAGCTCCAAGTTCTTGATATTGAGATATGGTCCATAGTCAGACATCTCAACAGGCAGACGGTATATTGTTATCTTCTCTTCACGCAGGCGTCCAGCTTTCATGCAAAGTTTCTGTATAATTTTATAAACATATAGACAGCGTCAGGTATCTGATTTTCGTTGTCTGTACCACGATTCGCATACATGTATTCAACAAGCATGCGCATAGCATGTATCAATGGGGTTGGAAGTTCACCATCATGGCAAGCAGCAATGACATCAAGGTCTTCATTGACAAGCTCCGAGACGATTGTCTCTGCCGTGTCACACAGTGACTCTAAATATTCATCATCATCTGTGAAATAAGTGTCAATGATACACTGTCTTTTTGCATCTTCAAGTTTAATGTAATTTGCCATTTATCGTATATGTGTTGTTTTTAAAAAAGGTGGACAGTGGAGCTTCCCACCATCCACCTGTCAAGTTTTATATACTAAACTTACCAACAAAGACGTTGATTTATTGTTTAAGCAACTGTACCCTGTACGAAAGCTTCCTTGCGTGTGAATGCCCAATCATAGAAAGTGTTTACTATGAGACGAACAATACCGTAGTCAGCTTTTGTGATTGCATCAACTGTCAATGTAACAGGTGCCCATTGTCCAAGAACAATTGTTGACCAGTCACCAACGATGAATTTCTTGTTGCCAAGATGTGTTGAGCTTACTAATGGTGTTCCATCAACTTCATTATTTTCAAATACCATGCGAGTTGTCTTGCCTCCGAAGGACATAGCACGAAGTGCTGCCTTTGCTGCAGGAGAAGCAGCATATTTGATTTGTCCGTAGTAATTTGCCTTTTCAATTTCAGCTTCAGCAGCTGCTAACTTAGCAAATGTATCAACAGTGCCAGCATCAGTGATTAATGGAGTTGTTACTGCTCCAGCACCTTCACCAGTAGTTGTAGAATTGAATATACCCATTGGCTGGTTGTCAGTAGCAGCACCATTGCCGAAGAATGTAGCTTCAAGCTTGTCCTGAATTGATTCTGCAATCTGCTTGCGTAAGTAGTTTTCAACACCAATTGAGTCTTGTGCTAATTGCTGCATTGAAATTTCAACAACAGTTGCAAGACGCTTTGGCTGCATCTTGATGTAGTCGAATGTAGCGTCAGAAGCTGATTTCTGTGCTGTTTCACCCACCCATGCTGATGTGATTGCTGAGCCATATGGGATTTGGATATCACCAACAAGACCAGTCATTACATTTACGCCGAGGTCAGCAAGAATGTTCTTTGACTTCAATGGGTCCATGATGTCCATGAAATCAGTTTCAATAACTGCATCATGTGTTCCATCATTGCCAGTTACCTGAATTGTGCGTTTTTCAAATGGCAATACCAAGTCTGCTTTGCTTGACTGTATGCCAGCTTTGCGAAGCTCAGCGCGTCCTTCTGCATTAACTGCTTGTGTATATTCATCAACATTGCCATTGACGATGCCACGGAGTGCGCGTGTTAAGCTAAATTTGATTGTATTTTCCATATTTCTAGAAATTGTGTTTTTATTTTTTTGTTCTTCTTTTTGTTCTGTCTGTACTGCTTCCATTTCTTCGGAGCGTTCTTCAAGCTGACGGTTCAGCTCGTCAAGCTCACTGCGCATTTTGCGAAGTTCAGCAATGTTTTCATCATAGCGTGCTGTTTCGTCTTCGTTGAGATTTCGCATTTCTTTCTTACATGTTGCGATTATCTCCTTATTATTGGCAATGAGCTCATTGATACGACATTTATATTCTAATGAGTTCATAGTTAAAATGTAGATATTATTATATATTTAATATAGCAAAGTCGCTAGCTTGGTCTCACAGATTATTCTTCTGTGCTTGTGACGTCAGCGAATTGTGCTTCAATATTGTTCATGTCATCAATGCGCTCTTGAAGTGAAGCAAGCACCTCAGCATCAAGCTGTTCAATCTTGTCTTGTGCTCGCTTTGACACTGATGTTGTTGCATATGCGCCAGTGCGGACAATCGAGCAGTCATACAAGCGTGCAATATGATTGATTGTGCGGCATGTGCGTCCATCTGCTTCTCGACACCATGTATCTGCAGTGTTGTCTTCTTGGTCGATTGAGAATGCAAAGCTGCATTCGTCCAATTCTCCACGCTGCACCTTTGACATTATGTCATTGCCAAATGCAGTGTCAGGACATTCAAAGTCAAAATAAAGACCATCTTCACGCAGCTCTAAATTAAGAGTGCCCTCACCAAAGCGTGAGCGTGCGAGGAAATTGTCTTCATGATGGTCAAATGTCATGAATATGTCTGATGAGCGCAGCGTTTCTTCTGTGATTGCTGTAGGTGCAATTGTCTCATACCATCCAATATATCGTGATTGTTCATTGAAGCGCACAGCATATCCACAGATATGTCGTGAGGTATTTTCATCGTTATTTCTCAGCTCCAGATTCGTCTTGAAGCTTCTTATCTCCTTCTCCATTTTCTTCATCGTTGTTTTTATCGTTGTCTTCGTCTTTGTCTGTGTCAGTTTCATTCACTTTGTTTGAAGCGACATCTGTATATGGCAATATCAAGTCATCACATCCATCAATAGGATTAAGTGACAGCATCTGTCGTGCTTCATTGATTGTTATTATGCCATTCTTTGTGAGTGTTGTGATGTAGTTCGCTTCTGTCTGCTTGTCTGCTTTCAACAGCACATTTGTGTTAAAGTTGATGTAAATGTTGCGCTCAACAGGCAATATTAGCTTGCGTGTGAATTCGCATTCAATCATTTCAACATATGGCAGCAGTGTGTGCTGTACGAATTCAATGTTTGCTGATTCAATCGTGCCATATTGTGAATGTGACAAGTCGCCAAGAAGAATAGGCGAAATGTTAAAGAAGCGTGCAATTTCATTCACATTGAACAATCGTGTTTCAATCATCTGTGCATCTTGCATTGAGCTTGCAACAGGTGAATATTTCATGCCTGCTTCAAGCACTGCAATTCCGCTTCCATCACCTGTCTGTGCTGATGTCCATGACTGGCGTATCTTATTGCGCTGCTCATCTGTCAGACGCATTGCATCAGATGATAATATGCCGTTTACAGCACATCCTGATGAGAAGAAATTGCTTGATGCTTTGTCTGCATTCTTAGCTAATTTCACTGTCTTGTCAGCAAAGAACAATATGCCACGTCCAAAAACACCTTCCAATGAGTTGATTGTCAGATGTATCATGTCAATTGGCTCAATAGCACCGCGTCTCACAGTAGGGATTTTGTAATATAGCTGCTGTTTTGCCTCATTGAATTCAATCTGCACGTCACTTGGACGGACATAGCGCAATTGAATTGGCTTGCCTGTTTCATCGCGCTTAATATAAGCATAAGCATTTCCTATAAGCAGCAAGTCACACATCATTGTCTTCATTGTTGTGTATCGCGTCATCAGCGTGTTGTCGAACAAATGATACACACAATGATTGTCTAGCTTCTGCTCACGGTTGTCTTGTTTTATACATACGTCAATAGGCAGTGAAGCGATAGCGTTTGAAATTATCTGTACAGCACTGTATACTGGTGACAATGACATTGCTGGATAGTTCGCCAAGTTCAATGTTGCATTTGAGAGACCAAGTGCATAGCATGCGCTTTCAAGATATGAGTTGCTTCGCTGTTCTGGCTCTGCCTTCTTGCGTTTCCAGAATAATAGATTCATATCGTGTTTTTATATAATATTGTAAATTTGTATGTTCTTACATACAATATAGTAATTTTTAAGAAGTGCTATCTAAATCGTATACCATCGGTGAATAATTGTTCTGCTGCATGAAGCCACCAAGTGCTTCAAGCATCGCAATCACTGGGTCAATCTTATTGTTGTCTGCATGATTTGCTTTTATTGGCTTGCAGTTCTCATTCCAGTCATATTTCAGCTCAACATTGCCAAAACACCATAATATTGCAGGATTTTTATCAATTATCACCTTGCTGGACTTTACGAGTATCTCAAATTGCTTTGTTGGACGGTTGAAATTGGCTAATCCCTGTGAGAATGGTGTCAGCTGCAACCCTTCATTTGTTGCATTTATTGCCCACTGTGTTGCATTATATTGGTCATAATATATGCCATAAAGGGTTAAGTCGTTTGCAACATGTATCTGCTGGCGCAATATCTCATCATAATCAACAACATTTCCTGGGGTTCGGATGGCATATCCGTGATGTATCCAGTCGCGATAGATTGAGGAGTTGGGTGACGTCTGTATTGCTTCATCTGGAATAAACAGCCATGACTTGAATATGTATTTTGTCTTCCATTTCTCACGGTCTGGATTTGGCGGCAGCAGAATAGAGAATGCTGTAAGGTCGCCAACATATGACAAGTCGACACCCATATATGCATAATCACCTTTGAACGCTGAGAGGTCGACATTATGCATACAAGCAGACAATATCTCACGCGAGATCCATGTCTTCTGTGACTGACACCACATATTCAGCGTCTTTGTCTTCACACCAACTTCCAATGATGGTGTGTTAAGTGCTGTCTGTATTTCAGAGCGGACATATTCTTCACTGACTGTCTCATTCAGTGATGGACAGCATTTCTTCCACACACGACGGTCCTGCCAGTCATCGCCTTCATCCAACTGTGCTATGAATGAAAACAATGTATCATCTTGCTTGACGTTGTTCAATATGTCACAGCATGTCTGCCACAGTGAATAGCATGGATATTCTTGTCCCAATTGAAATCCAGCAGTAGTGATTGCCATCATCAGCGGCTGTCGGCGTGCTCCCTGTGATGATTTCATTACGTTCCACAAATCCCAGTTCTTCTGAGCATGCAATTCATCAAAAATAGTCAGTGAAGATGAGAAGCCATCCAAGCCAAGTGAGTCAGATGATAGCACTTGAATGACAGATTTTGTCACTGGAATGCGGATTTCACCACGGTAACGGTGGAATATCACACGCGTAGGGTCGATGGATTCTGCAAAATTAGAAGTGTGTTTAAAGCAGAGATTTGCTTGCTTCACATTATTTGCAATGAAATCGACCTCACATCCGTTTTCTTTGTCACAAATGATGGTTGCCAGTGCAATAGCAGCGGCAAGTGCTGTCTTTCCACATTTGCGTGACAGCATACAGAATGCTGTTCGTGTGATGCGAGTGTCATCTTTGCGCCATTTCCATCCAAATATCTGTGATATTACAAATTGCTGCCATGGAAGCAGCTCAAAATGCTGCCCATTGAAGTCACCTTCATAGTGCTTCAATTTGTAAATAAATTTTATTCTACGGTCAACATCTGCGTCATCAAAATATATGTCATCGCGTTGCTCAAAGTCACGAGCACGCTGACATGCAAGCTTAACCCACTTGCCAGCGACAATCTTGCCATCCAGAACGTCAGTGATGTATTTTTTGTATGCTTTTCGGTTGTATGTGCTCATTCTGACAATATTTCAAGTAATTTTGTCGCATTGTCTTCCTTTGAAGCATGTTTCAGACGGTTCATACGGCGGCGTGCCATTGATGTTGCACCACTTTCCTTAATCATATCCATTATTTTTGTGTATGACTGTTGCAATATAAGCACGGCAGCATTGCGCTCGGTCTTGCCACTTTTTGTTTTAATGAAAAGACCATCCTTCTTCATTGTGTCATATGCATTGAAATATATGTCTAACTGCACAGCAAGCAGTTCAAGAGACATATAGTAGTATTCTGGCACAACGGAGTCGTTGTATTCAAGTGCGTCTACGAGCATCTTGATACAGCGGACAGTACGCTTATCATATTGCTTGAATTGTTTATCGACATCTTCAGATTTAATCATTTGTCTTTGTTGTTATTTTTGTGAGATTGTATAAACATACAATTAATAATAATAAAATAGAATATCTATACAGTAAATTTCAACAAAAAAGAGGCACTGCCAACACCTTGTGCCGACAATGCCTCCGTGGAAACTGTTCGTATTATATTGCGAAATTAGAAAAATTTAGGTCCTTATCAATGAAAATCGGAGCGTGCTATTCAAAGGTATGGGTAAGATACACACGCTCCGATTGGTGTAAGATATAATATTTACTTTCACAAGTAAGTATCATACAATCAATTATAAAATGCCTGTATGTGTTTGTTAAAATATGTTTTCAATCAAAAGTGAACATAGCAGCTTTTTCAGCAGAGCAATTTTATAATATTATGAAAATAGAAAACAAAATCTCTTTTGTTGTAAAAAATATATACATGATTTTATGATATGAAATTATGTCAAGATTACATATATACCGCCGTATAGATGATGAGTGTGTATTTCTGTTTACTTGACTGCTATGCTCACAACAATGGAAATAACTATTTCTTTATCTGTTCAGTGAAGACTTCGTTTGTCACTGTGTTTATCTTTGATACCGTTGCATAAACATTTCGTTCAGATTCAATTATCAAATTTAATGTGTGTAATACGCATGTCATCAACAGCTGTGTTGTCTTATCCTCCAGCAGGCAGTTGAATGATAATATAAATGTAGGCATTTCACGCCAGAATAATATTGAGCTGCATAGCGTTGGCTTATCCAACAGCATGTCTGTCATTGTATCATGAACGTATTTGACAAATCGCTTGTCACGTGCTTTGTTTACGTTGAAAATGTTTATGATTACACGGTCAGTATGTTTCTTGTTGTCTTGTAGAGCAAGTTTTAATGCATCTTTCACTTTCATTTATTTGTATGTTTATATAATAATAATAAAATAGAAAGATTTATGTGTAAATTAAATGAAAATATGTCAAATGTTTGGGACGTCTGTTGCTCTCAACAAGAACGGTATATGATTGAGTTATGTTATGTTTATAAAATAGAATAGTTCTAGCAGTGTGTTCAATGTTTATGAGATTAAATTTTTATGTTATATAACATGTTTTTTGATTTAACAATTTTCACAATTTTTAAAAGTTGCTTTTTCCAGAGAGATAGTTGGGTTTTTGCGTAACCAGAGTGACAAGAGAGGTTCCAAACTGGTATTTTTAAGGGCAAAATGAAAACATTTTACAAAAAATGATGTTCTCCGACTGTGTTTTCTCGGG